ATATTCAGCAGGTAAATATTTAGCATAGGTTCGAGTCAAGAGTCTAAATTCTTTCTTTTGTGCATAGTGCAGTCTTTTATGTATAGCCGACATTACTTTTGTGCCTCTTTCCAACATAGCAATGGTCGTGCCTACGGGCAGTTGTTGAGAGCCTATATCTCCAACCTGCATATCTGCAATCGAAGCAAACCGTCTTCCGGAATCAACTAGAATGCCCAACAATTGAGATAAAACTGCCGAAGGTTCTTTGTAAGGAAGCGGTAGTAAGGAATCTTTAATCGTGCCCCCTGCAACATCGACATCTCTGAACTCTCCAGGTTGCAGTGGTTCGTCTTCACCTTGAATACGCATTCCTCTTGCTTTGAAACCAGCAGGTAAATTGGCCAAGGTTCCTGCATCAATCAATTGCCTTAATATAGAAGTAACCGATTTGGTTAAGCCCCCAATCATGTGAATTAAACCAAAGCCATAAAACCCTAGTCCTGGAAGGAATTTATACTGAACAAAATAATCCACTTTTTTATAGAGTGAGTCTCCTTCTTCCCAATTACGGCGAATAGCAAGCACCTGGTTCATGTCTTCACAGACCGTTACAATATAGGGACAGGCAAAACCATGATCTTCAATCTCAGTTAGACGAAGATCAACGTGCATTTCCAAAATAGTGTAGAGCTCATTATTCTCTGCATAAGTTGGACTGACCCCTTCTAGTTCTTCCATTTTTTCTTGAACTTCGTTAGGTTGAACATTGCCTGGATCCATTAATTCGACATCAGAATAAGTTCCATTAAGTTGCATCTTAAGCAGATCATTCTTGGTCATGGTCATAACATGAGTCACCCGAGGAGAAGTAGAAAGATCAGTTGTAGAATAACTAACAACCAGGTCTTCAGCTTTCACAAACTCACTTACGGCTCGATCCAACATCGTGTCAAAATAAACTTTCTTAAACGCACTGCCCGACAAAGGTAAGTAGAAAAGAAGAGAATCCATTTCAGGATCGTACTCTTCCATAACATGGGTTATCTGATAATTCATAAATTCTTTAACCCGAGTCGATTGTGCAATAATTTCCGGATTTTGCTCTCCTATCACTTGTACCTGTACTGGGCCAGAAGGTGGGAGAAGTTCTTTATATGCCTGGGCTTGAAATTGAGTAACGGCTTCTGCTAAAAGCGGGTGATTAACGCCACTTGAACCTTGAAATGGTTGTGTGCGTTCTTCTTGTTTAATCCCTAAAAGATCAAGACCTTTCTTGAAAGATTCATACCAGTCCTGTCGAGATTCTTTGTCCTCGGAATAAAGGCTTGTTAGTTCACTTCCCAAAGAACCCAAAACATCCTGTTCTAAAAAATCAACTAGATTTTCATCAAACGTAGCTTGTGCATCCATTTCCATGCCCTCTTCTTCAAAAGGCATTTCTCCGTCTTCAGGAAGAAGCTCAAGTTCTATTTCCATTGGACCACTAAACTCGTCCATGGGTATAGGGCTCTCGATGGGCTGGATCTGTTTATCAATCGCCATAAATGTTTACTCTATATAGAATTAAAATAATAATACCCTATTATTTACTAATTTGGAAACTATCGAAAAAAGAACGGACTACTTTATCAACCACTTCCCCGTGCCCGCTTTCGGTGAAAGAGTCCAACATTTCTTGAATCCCCGGGTGCTCAATATTATTATAAAGCTCCATCCAACCTAAGAAATAATTCCTTATCTTATCTTCAATATTCACTTTGAAAGGAGCTCCCGCAGGTCGTCCAAAACGATGGTTCCATTTCAAGAAAGGAAGACAAATCGCTCGACCACCGTACTTCCTAAACTTTTCTTGAATATACCACTCTTCTCCACCAAAGCCACGAAAATCCGGATTAAAGCCCACCCAATTTTCTTTCTTACAAGACAAGAGACCACAGCCCTGCATCGGTATTTCAAAAGCATCGCCTCGATCTAAAAGCTCCTGGTCCGTGTCCCATGTTCCATACATCCCGCCACGCCACCGGGGTTTAAAGTGTGTTGAACAATCTTTTAAATTATCGTGCCACATCGGTCCTTGTATCAAGTCATTGGTGTTGGGGAATAACTCATAATAAGCGATTAGTTTTCTTAGGGCTCCTGGTGGTAGAAGTACATGGCAATCGATACAAAGAACAAACTCCCCTTCTGCTTCTACAAAAACCCTTTCTTTTACAAAGTTGCTCTTAAATTTTTTAAAGGGGATATAGCGTCCGTTCGGCACCGAAGCCTCTATGTATTTCTTTACGGCTTTCCCACTGGGACTGTCCGGATTATTATCAACAACCAAAATTTCAACCTGGTCCATGACCTCTGGATGATACATCCTGATCGCTTGGACTGAGAAAAAAACACCGTCAAAATCATCATAAGTGGCCATACCCACCGTTAATTTCTTCATTTATACTCCTTTAGTAATAAGTCAAGTTTTTATGCCGATTGCCTTCAAAGTAGTCTTCATAGTCAGAAGGTAAACGAACAAAACCGCCTTGTCTGAAACGCAGAACGGCTTGGGACATTGAATCCACCAAATCGTCATGGTCTCCGTTTGGAAAAGAAGCACATTCTTCAACCACTTCGGTTGCCCAATGTTCGTCGGGCTTCCAAACCATCCCCGACTCAAATAAAGGAGTGCAAGCATTCACCCGGGCTATTTTGTCCGCGCCTTTGCTTGGTGTAAAATTTTGTACGGGAATCCCGATCTGTCGCAGTTCTTGAGTCAACGGGGTACCGCTTCCTTTAGACTCAATAATCACGGTGTCGGGTTCCCAATATTCATAAAGTTCAAGAGCTTTCCTCTTTAGGTCAGGAAACTCAAGTCTTTGTTTAACAGAATCTAATAAAACTAAATGAGCCACCTCTCCGGAATACAGTGTTTCATTAATCCGACCGTGAGGATAGAACACGCCCCATGTCGTAATGGCTGAATAATCGGCTGTTTCAGATTTCAAAAACGCCGTATCGTAACTTTGTATCGTGTATTCACATTCAGGAGGGGTTTTATCCGGCCATTCTTGCCACCAATCCCTTTTAATTAACGCGCCTTCCTCAGAAGTAGGTGATTGCATGTATTGGGCAAACCATTTTGCTCCATTACCCAGTGCAGCTTTAATGCCTTCCAATTCTTCAATATTCCAATATTCAGGCCAAACGGCATCGCCACTTGGCAAAATAGCGGGTAATTCAATGACTTCCCATTGGTCACTTTGAGAACTTCGAGACATGTCCTTGACCAGTCTTCCGGTTAAATCTTTAACGCTCCAACGGGTCATAACCACTACAATCGCGCCTCCGGGTTGTAACCGTTGCCGTGGTCCAGAGGTGTACCATTCGTAAGCATCGTCTAATGCAGATTTCGACATCGCATCTTGCTCCGAGTGCGGATCATCAATAATAAACAGATCGGCACCCCGTCCAGCGATCGCGCCTCCCGTACCCACCGCATAATACTCCCCGCGTACTGTGGGTTGGTTTTCTTTCATGGTTTCCCACTTTCCTGCTGCTTTTGAGTCTGGATTAAGCATTGTGTTGGGGAAAATGCGTTTATAAATATCAGATTGTATTAAATCCCTGACTTTACGACCGAACCGTACGGCAAGGTCAGAGGTATGTGTTGCTTGAATAATCTTAAGTGCTGGATTGCGACCAATCAAATAAGCAGGAAGTAAGAAACTCGCAAACTCACTTTTTGTGTGTCTTGGTGGCATATTGATAATGAGCCGTTTTAATTTGCCCGTGGCTATACGATCAAAGGCTTCTGCCACAATCTTATGGTGATGTCCTTCTATGAACGAGGGCCATTGGGATTTTACAAAAGATAAAAAATCCGTTTGTGCCAGATCGATCTCAGTGATTTCTTTGTATCGTTCGCTTAACTCAAAATACTCTTTTAGAGTTTCTTCAGGCAGCTCCGTTAATTTCTGTTTCATCTTTTAGTTTTAAATCAATAATTTTTGTATCAGGCAATGCACCTTTAGATTCTTTATACAGATTATTGAGGCGCTCAATAATCTCTTCTTTACTCATACTCTCTATCTTATTAATCGTTAGTTCTGATTTATTTACATACAGTCCGGCGGCTTTTCCTCGAGCAACTTCGGCTGCAACGGCTGCTGAAAAAGAGCCTTTTGAAAGGGCTTTGTCTCGAATCTCAAGTAAATCAAGCAAATGTGCAGACAAACTGAGCATCACTCGATTGGCTGCTCCTTTTTGCAAAAAGGTAATCCTTTCTTGTACTTTATGGTTTTTGTCTCCAGTTAAAGAAGACGCTGTATTAGAGGCGGTCTTGGGAGAATATCCGGCTTTTAATGCAGCTTTGGTCTTGGTCATACCCAACGCGATGTTTTGAGCAAAGATTTCTTGCCTGGAAGTTAAATCCTCTTGTCTCTTATTAGCCATTAGATAATGTACTTCTTGTCTGAGTATAAGGGACGGGTAACGGGGCCGCCGCGATTAAAGGGCGGCAGTCCATCATCGTCAACATCTACAAAGACTTCTACTTCAACGCTTTCCGGGTCTGCAGTTTTCTTCTCGAAAACGCTACTAACTTCATCATCAGTCATCCCTTCCGGGGTATAACCCTTTGATTTAAGTGTTTCACTAATTTCGTCTTGGTTCTCAACCCGCCAGTTGTACGCATCAACATCGTCTACCTGGCTTGGTATTAAATCATCATTTCTAAGCCACTTATTTATGAGTTCCTCTTTACCCTGTGTCGATTTCGCGTCGGCTAGTTGTGCGGCCCAAATCGGGTCTGCTTCAGAAAACAGTTCTTCTATTCCATCGAAATCTTTTATTCCTTCTGTTCCTTTCTTCTGATACACCCAAGGGGCCAACTTTTCAACCTCTCTCGTGCTTGTTGAATACTTATGTGGTTTCTTTTTTATCCGAATCGAACCAACAGCACCCATTAATTCCTCTTTCCCATAAAAATCAGGATCTATGCGCCCAGAAATAAGTTGTCTTGCCGTAATCTTCTTGTTTGTTAAACCAATGGGTATTTTCCCTGGTTGCAACGACCCTGGAAGTTTGGCTCCGGGTTCTACTTTTCTATACTTTACGGGGTCAAAAACCTCAACAGATTCGGGACCATACACAATGCCCCTGATCCCTGCCTCATTGAGATAAGCTCCTGCACCAAGTTTCTCTGTAGACAGTTTAGGTTTTAAAAACTCCAAACCATACTGTGCTAAATCATCGTTTAACATTACCTCCTCAAAGTTTCCATAAACGTCTTCGCCGGTGAGCCCATCAGCAGCAGCTTTGTTAAAAGAATCTTCACCAATTAAATTTTTAATTTTTTCTTGTACTCCCGGTTGTTGTTCCGTTAAGGGCTTCTGCCACTCCAATAATTCATCGGCTTTTGCTCCTATTTTTGGTTCTGCTATTGATTTTTTCCATAAATCCACCTCTTCAAGAACAGATGCCTCCTGTACACGAGAAATAAGATCCGCCTCTTGTTTCTTCTCAAACCTCTCAAATGCTTCATCCAAAGCACGTTGGTTGTCGGGGCTCATCTCTCTGTTAAGAACCTTTTCTGTTTCGGCTCTGGGTGCCCTTAGGGTTACACCGCCTCCAAAATCTGTTGTAATGATCTCCTCTTCAGCTTTTGTAGGTATTTCAAACGGAACATTCGCCGCTTTACGTTCTGCATGTATTTCTGATACTGGTACCCCCCGCTTCCTCGCAGCCGCTTCAGCCATGAGCTCTAAATTGCGAGGATCTTGGTTTCTCTGCATTTTCCACATCTCATCTATATCTTCTCTAGTCATTTTTGGTAGGTCACCTTTAAGGCTCAGTTCTGTGTCGAGAAGAGGCTTTTCTGTAAACGGTATAAAATCGAAGTTTTCATCAATAACCCCTGTTTCATCAGGTAGGACAGAAGCATGTCTTTCAGATTCCAGTTTTTTACGAATCCTAGGAATCAGTTTTGCCTCTGTTTTTGAGCCAGCCGTTCCTGCCTTAAGAATTGGAGATTCCAAAGCATAGTTTATTAAACCAGTTTTAGCTTGGTCCAAGGAATCGTAAACGAAAGACCTCTCAGTTAGTGGTCCGGCCGGTGTACCAGAAGTAGGGGAACTAATGCCGTGCGACACCATAAACTTACCGTCTTTCCTTTCAACATACTTTGCTCGTATCTTCCAGAGGGGGTTGTATGATTTTGGAAGATTTATTTGTAAAACATCTGCATTTGGAACACCCCCAGCTTCATTTACAAAGTATCTAGGAAGAATTCTTGCTGCCATGTCCCCTTGTTTAGCGGTTCTGGCTGTTTTGCCCATACCGCTTATTACTTTCATCCCGGCACCCAATGCCAAAGCTGGAGGGTAAACAGTTCCAGCACCCATAGCAAGATCACCTGTAAGCCCCAAACCTTGGTAAAATGCGTCTAAATAGCGTTTTTCTCGGATATTTTCGCCAAAACTGGGCATTGTTTCACCTGTGATGCCTTCGCCTGTGGGTGGTTCAGGATAAAGTCCTAAGTAATCGGTGATCCCAGAGCTTGGTGCCATCAACCCTCCCATCCAGGCTGCTTGCCCTGGCAGCGAACTGAGGCCTTGTTTGATCTCTTGTTCTCTTGCCTGACGAGCTTGCTTGCTTTGCAAGAGCCTTTGTTGTCGTTGTTCTCGGGTTTCTATGGGTCTAAGCGGCATTAGATCAGGTACCTTTTGTCTGAATATAGGGGTTTAGTAACGGGGCCGCCGAGGTTTTTAGGTGTAATTTCTGATACAAGTTCTATGTCTAAGTCTTTTCCAGGGTTCCAATATATATTAACTTCATGTTTTTTAGTGCCTGAATGCAAAACTCCTCCTTTGTGCCTTAATCCTTTATAGCCTGATTTTTGAAGGATTGAGTTTAAATCCTGAAAATAGTCTTGTACTTCATAAATAGGCACCTCCTTAGAAGAAGACAAAGTTCTCATTTCATCGTACAGTTCTACTAAAGATGCTTTGGGGTTCTCCTCAAGAAAGAATACAAGGCCCTCATCATACTCACTCTCCAAACTCTCATAAGATTTTTTAATGTATTGCTTTATGCTGGGAGGTACAGGTTGTTCCATGTCAAACAATTTTGCTTCTTTTTTAGGAGTTACTTCATAAAGTTTCCCTTCTTTTCCCGCATAACCTTTTCCAGTGGTTGTTCTTGATGTGGTATAAAACCCGTCTCCATAAATAGAAGCATTTGTAGGGCTTGCATAATCTCCAAACTCCAAAAATTTTTCTGGAAGCTCTCCTTTTGCACCGTGGTACATTTTAGTCTTAGGAGAAGCATAACCGGATGTGGAAGGCATGTAGCCTGTTCTTTCAGAAAGAGCTATTTGAACTGCATCATCAACCGTGGTTTCTGGGTTTTTGATAAAAATACTTTTTATTTTAGCAACGGCATATGGTCCGTGCTTTTTGATAAGGTCGATGGCTTGTTTACCGGCGATTCCAAGACCGGTAAGTTCGGTAAGGAGCTGACCGCCCCGGACTCCGCCTTCAACGGTTTCCCCAGGAACAAGTGCACCACCTATGTTTTCTATATAGTCTTGTCTTGATTCCCCATAACCTTTATATTCCGATTCGGGTGCCCAAAACTTAGGTCCTCCGCCAAATACTCGTTCACCAAGAGCAGGAATATCTCCCATTCCGGAAAGGCTGGCAAGACCTTGTACTGGACCACGGACAGCCGAACGCATGGCAATCGGCATATTTTCCCGATATGCCCCGGCTTCTTCCTGGGTTTTAAAGGGTTGAATTCCAAATTCGGCTGCTATGGCCATTAGATAATATATCTCCGATCATTGTATAAGGGTTTAGTGACGGGGCCGCCGAGGTTTTTAGCAGTAACTTCGCCCATGCTCCAGTGCCATGGTTCTTCCTCAGGTCTGGGTTGAGAAAAACCCACAGCCCTTAAAGCCTCGTAGGTTTCTTCTAGGTTCATGTTTTCATGGTTTGGATTTAGGTCAAAAGCCTGTCCCTGAGGGTGAAAAGACTTCTCGCCTGCCTGAAATGAACCTTTTCTTCCGCCTGCTATCCATTTATCTCGTGCCTCTATCTTTTTTTCAAGCGTAATGTAATTGTCTGTAATCTCTATTGGGTAGGATAGTAGCTCTTGTGCTTTTATCAAAGCCTTCATGGGTGTTGGTTTTAACTGAACGGGCTTTTCATAGTACGAGGTAAACGGACCATCGATCAACTCTTCGTCATACCACTCCTGTTCGGATTTCATCCATTCTGGTTTAGTCATTCTTTATCTTCCTCCTCGTCCATTTCCTTGTAATAACCCACAATATGTAGAATTTGCTCTATATAACGAGTAACTTCGCCCATTGTCATGCTTAAATTCTCATATCCCTGTGAGGTTAGTCCATAGTACGCGACTCTTGGCTCTTCGCCAGCTTCAATTGCTGTTAAATAGGTTTGCATTATATCTGGAGAGAGTATTCTCCACTCAATTGCAGCC